GGGTTGCCGGTCTGGCCCACGTAGATCATGCGATAGTTTCGGTGCGCCGCGCTGATCGCGGCCCATGAGTCCAGAAGCTGTGCGCGTTCATCGCCGTGGGTCAGGTGGACAATGCAGCGCCCCAGATCGGTTTCCTGCGCGGGGTCAAGCGCGTCCTTGCCGGTTAGGCCGGTATGGCGCTCACGCGCTTGCATTGCTGTCATGCGTGCATCCTCCGGTGGTTGGTTGGTATGGGTTCGGTCGCGGCCCGATGGGCGCTGGCTGACGGATTGCCCGCCCGCGAGGCTGATGGCGCGTTTGCGGGCGCGGCGTTGGTTCTTGCTGATCATAGCGCCCCCAAATCCTGCGCCACAGCGCGGTTGCCGCCTTTCCGTGTATCGGCGCCGCCTGAAACGCGACCTTCCACCGTGGCGGCGATAAAAACCGGGCTTCCCGTCAATCTATCGGCCATGGGTCGGTTCCTTTGCTGCGTGTGATGCCCGCGCGGCGGTCCGCCGTGCGCAGACGCTTGCCGAGTGCGTAGCTGCGGAACCCGTTTTGCGTGCGCTGCCGTGGGTCCATCGTGCTGTCGGACATGACGCCCTGCGGGATGATCGTAGGCTCGGGGATGGCGGCGGGGTCGATGCCGTATTCAGCCGCAAGGCGCGCGCGGTCATGGGCGGTCATTCGGTTGCAAACATATCTGCGCCATGATCGGCTGCGTCTTGCAGGTTCAAGTTTGCCTGTTCCGCATATTCGCGCTTCAACTCAAACCCGATATATTTCCGGCGGGCGCGCAATGCCTCATGTCCCGTGCTGCCGATTCCGTTGAATGGGTCCATGACCACATCGCCGGGTCGTGTGTAAAGGCGCAAGCATCGCTTGATGATGTCAAGCTGCAATGGGCAAACGTGCTTTTCATCATTGGCCCCTTTGGCCTTGCGGAATGACCGCAGGACGTTGCCTTGCTGAATATCCATCCACACCGGGCTGGCAAGCCGCTGCCATTCCATCACGTCAAACTCGGCATCATTGATCAGTTCGTACAATACTTCATCAGGAGGAACCCCACCGCATAGCCCTTCACGGGTCAACTGTTCCAGCCATTCGCTGGCGATCTTTACTGCTTGTTTATCACCCGGCGCGGCGTGTTCAATCGGGCGTTCGTTCACCGCGTCCTTGCGGAAAAACAGCATATAGTCAGGCATCCCCACTCGGTTCATTGTGCTGTCTTTGCGGATCTGCTTGTAAAGCAAGCCCAGCGCCTTTGTCCGCTGCATTTCAACTACAGGGTCTTTCCATATCGTTGCGCGGCCATGGTAGATCAGCCCTGCGTTGGTGTGTGCGCGGATCAGATCGCCAGAGAAGTCTTGAAGCCCGATAGCACCATCGCGGCCTTTGCGCATGGGTAGGTCGGTGCAATGCACGCAAGCGATGCGCCCTGGACGCAATACGCGGGTCAAGGCCTCAGCGAAAAACCGATACTGGTTTATGAACTTATCGCCAGTTCCAGCGTTGCCAAGGTCACGCTCGCTGTCGGAATATACGAATAAATCCCCAAAAGGCGGGCTGAAAATAGCGCAGTCCACACTACCTTCCGGCATGGCGTGCATACCCTCGATGCAATCTGAATTATGCAATGCCCATCCTGGACCGCTGTATTCTGGCTGTTTCTTGTTCATGATCAAACTCCCTTGATCCATTCTGGAAAAGCCAATTCTAATGGCCGTTCGTATTTTACTCTGGTCTGTGCGGTGCCTTGTGCGCGCCGCATTGCGTCGGACATGCGGCGTTTCATTTCTTCGTGCTTGTAGGCCTTGCCATGGATGGCTGACCAGATCGCGCCCTCGGTGTCGCTGATCACGATGTCATTGCGCACTTGTTCTGTCTGCCCGAAACGATGCGAACGGCGCACAGCCTGATAGTGTTGCTCGTAGCTGAAGCTGATCGAAGCGAATACCGCATGTGCGCAATGCTGCCAATTTACCCCGAACCCGGCGAGTTTCGGCTTTGTCACGATTGCGCGAAAATCACCCCCCACGAAACCAAGCAATAACGCCTCTTTCTTGTCTGCATCCATATCTCCCCGAACTTCCATTGCTCCGGGGATCATCTTGGCAAGTGTGGCGCTTTCTTCGTTCGTCTCGCACCATACCGTTACAGGCTTATCGTGTGTTGCCAGTTCAGCCGCCAGCTCGCACCGCTGATTCATGGTAAGGCGCTTTTCAGCGTGAAAGCTTGTTGCGCTCAATTCAGGGGTGCGAAACAACATGCCTTGCGTGTCTTGTGTCCGGTCGGCTTCAACTTGGTGCAATGTGCGGATGACTTCGGGCAGGATATACCCTGCATCATCTCCGCCAAGATCGCTTGGCAGTGTTGCGCACCGGCTCCAGCTTGCCACCCATGACCAGAAGCTTTCGACTGCATGACCCTTCAATCGCCAGTCTTGGCTTGCCGTGCTGGTATCATTGATAAACCACTTTGACAGCATTTCTTGCTGGCGCATGACGCCTAGAAACTCGGCATGGTTGCCAAGTTCCATGTGATCGTTTGGCGATGGTGTTGCGGTCGCGGCAAGCTTGTATGGCGTTTCTGCAAACGCATCCATCAACATGTTGCGCGTGCGACCTGCGAATGACTTCAGGATGCTGCTTTCATCAAGAATGATTGCGCCGAACGATGTGGGGTCAAGCTTTGGCAAACGCTCATAGTTTGCGACCATGACGCCCGCACCGACTTCGTGCTGCTCCTTAATTTGGCGCGCATCAATATTGAATTTATGCCCCTCTCGGATCATCTGACCCGCGACGGCAAGCGGTGTCAGGATCAAAGACGGTTTTCCAGTTTCTTCGGAGCACTGGCGCGCGAACTCCAACTCAATGAACGACTTTCCCAAACCAGTATCAAGAAACGCGGCTGATTTGCCTTTTGACAAAGCAAACTTAAGCGCGTTGATCTGGTGTGTCTTTGCGGCAGGGTTGATCGGTTTGGGTTCAAATCCATACGTTCTGGCAATGCCAGCGCGAGATGCAATAAATTCCCGGTATTCTTGGAGTGACATTTTCAACCCTTCCCGTGGTTGCGTCCCTGTGTGAGCGCGGCAGGGGTGGGAGTGCCCTTTTCGATTGCCATCTAGCCGCGCCTTTTTACGGTATGCGGTATTAGTGCCGTGGTCAAGGCATACCCCGCACCAACTCGCCCCAATCATCAACCACGCCAAGAACGCAGGCCTCGCTGTGCAGCCACGACGTAGCCGCAGGCCACCCGTCACGATCCATCGGCGCGCGGTGATGTCTGGCCCAGACCCATGAATCGAGACGGTCGGCAAAGTGCAGCCATCGCGCATCATGTTCGGGAAGGTCTGGAAAAGCCCCGAATATGGCCTCTAGCGCATCGCGTTCGATTTCAGCCAGCCACACCGCGAGATCGGGATACTTGTCCTTTACCGTGGCACTCACGTCGCCCACGGCCCATTCCCCGCCGTCATGGATCAACGCGGCGGTCATCAGGTCGAGCGTGATCTTGGGATGCAGCTTCCTGAGGAAGCAGGCCACGCGCCACTGGTGGCCTGCGGTTCGGTCATTCGTGCCGGATAGCCAGCAATTGGTATGCCAACGAATGACCTGTCCCGCATTGAGGATGTCAAAGATCGCGCTCATTCCCGCACCTCGCCCTTGGCGTCATGCTTGGTCGCGCGCCACAACGCGTATTTGCCCCCGTTTCGGATGACACAATCATATTCGATCTGGCCCGTGCGGCTCATTTCGGACAGGAACCCAGATGCGTTCTGCATGGATTGGAACAGGCCCTTCTGGTTCATGTGCGCGAATATCTCGCGGGTGGATCTTTCACCGTCGCCGATGAATTGCAGCACGGCGTCAAAGCGCTGTTGCTTCATCTGCATCTGCTTGGCCTGGTAGGCCATCACCTTAGGCCCCATCGCGGTTAGCGTTACGGCGGGTGCACCGCCGGGTTTGCGGCCATTGTCGCGCTCGGATGCGTGCGCGGTTTTCCGCATGTGCGCCGACAGCATGGCGCGCAGTTCGGGCGTCACTTTGGACGGGTCAAGGTTGCGGATCAGGGCTTGGATGTTGGCGGTCATGGGATGGCCTTTCTCGTGCGGGCGATGTCGTTAAAATCAATTCCGGGTTGGTCGGGAATGTGGACGCTCACGGCCAAGCCCTTGACAGCCAGCCTGTGCGCCAAGGCGAAGGCCGCAGCCTGACCGCCGAACTTCACGTCGTTATCGCCAAAAACAGCCACTTCTTCGCAGCCATCAGGCGGGGACCACTTCGCCAAGAGCGTTGAGTTGATCGCCGCCCATACGGGCAGGCCGTAAATCGCGCTGGCACTCATGGCAGTCTCGATGCCCTCGGCAATGCCCAAGGCCCCGCCATTGTAGCGCGACAGCATCACGCAAGAGCCCTCTGGCACTTCACCCGGCATCAGCTTGCGCGGGCTTTGCATTTCAGCCTTGCCAGAGCCATCAGCGCGGAGAAACGTCCTGTGCATCGTGACGTATCGCTGCGCGCCATTCGGCATCGTGTCGCCATGGATGCCAACCATCGCCACAAGGCAGGGCCTAACCCCTCCTTCGCCATCTTGAACGGCAGGACCGAACCGCAGCGTGTCGGGATAAACCACCTCGTCAACACCACGCTTCGACAGATAGGCGTGGGCCAGATCACCCGGCGTGACGGGTTTGGTCGCACAGTAGATCCGTCTCAATGCCTCACGGCGCTGGTCGTCAGTCATGGGTGCGCGGGCTGGCATGTCCGGCTTTACGTTGCCAAGAAGATCGTCAATACGGTCGCAGACTTCGCGGTAAGGCTTTTGACTGAACTCCAAAGCCAGCTTGAGGCCATCGCCCGCGCCGCAAGCATTGCAAATGAAGGTGCCGCGCTGTTCCTTGTTGTCGAACCGAAACCGATCCTCACCACCACACAACGGGCACGGGCAGTGCTTGCCGGTCAACACGGTGGCAGGCATCCCAAACTCCAGAAGAATGCCCTTCCACTTGCCGCGCGCAGCTTCGTAGGTTTTCTGGTGGAACATCACTTGCCCACCATTTTCTTGGCGTAGGCAATTCGCCTGCTTTTCTCATAATTAAGGAAGGCACGATCAGGCGGGCATGTGATCGACAGTAAGCCTTGAGGCCACACCTCAAACTTGCCACGATACAGCGCCTTTGCCAGCTTACCGCTCTTTCCCCTGTCGGCATCGACCCAAAGGGCCATCGACCAGAACCGCTGCTTGTCTGCCATCGTCGCCGCGATCTTGCGGCCCGTGATTTCGACAAGATCGCCCTCTGCCACGTCAAAGCCGACGACGGGCTTTTTCTCGTGTCCACACGTCGGGCAGATCAGGCCTAAATGCAGCGAGCCGCAGGCCACACATGGCTTTGGCAGCTTTTCCAACTTTTCCTTAGCCTGTTGCTTTTCCTTTGGCCCGGTTGCGTCGAGCGTGTGGCGTGCGATGTCTGTCACCAGGCCCAATCGCAGGCTGTTGCCCGCATGGTCCAGAATCAAGCAATCTTCTGTCCCAGGGTTTACCCGAAGCCCGCGCCCGATTTTCTGCACATGCAGCATCTCCGACTTCGTGGGGGCCGCGTCGATGATGCAGGACACCGGCAAGTCAACGCCGGTTGTCATGGTGCGAACCGAGCAGATCACCTTGATTTCCCCGGCGCGGAATTGCCGGTTGATCATGTGCCGCTCCACCATGTCGGTGTTGGCGTCTACATAGCCTGCCGACACGCCGTTACGCGCGAATTCATGACGCAGGTTATCGGCATGGATGCGGTTGACGGCGAAGCACAGCGTCGGGCGGTTTTCGCCGCGCTCAAGCCATGTCTGGACAACCGAACCGATCAGCTTCGCTTCGCCCATGACAGCCTGTAGGCCGCTCTCCACATAATCACCCGCCCGAACCTTGACGCCCGACAGGTCAGGAACATCAGGCGCGTATGCGGTGAACTTGGACAGGAACCCTTGCTCGATCAGGTCGCCAATCGTGACAGGCACAACCAAATCCTGCCAAAGCAAGCCCATGCCTTTTGCCCAAGGCGTTGCAGACAGACCGATGAAAAACACATCAGGGCGGTTGCGGATCATGTCAGCGATCACGTCGAAGCCCATGTGGCACTCGTCAACGATCACAAGCGCGGCGTCGGGAATCTCACGGCGGGCAAGCGTCTGCACAGAAGCCACCTGAACGCGGGCTGCTGCGTTGGTGCGCGGGTGGCTGGCCTGTATCACGCCAATGCCAGCAATTCCTTCATCCTGAAACGCCGCTACCGTCTGGTCGATCAAGCTGATTGCCGGGGCGGTGAAGATCACCCGGTTGCCCTTTTCCAAAGCCATCGTGATGATCTTGGCAGCGGTCAGGGTCTTGCCTGCGCCTGTCGGCATGGCACAAACTACCCTACGGTTTCCCAAAGCCAGCGATTTGCGAACCATATCGACGGCCATTACCTGATGCGGGCGAAGCTGTTTCTGCTTCTTGGCAGTGCCTTCTTCCTTCTCGAACATGTGCAACTGGTCGGTCATTTCGAGACACTCCCAGCGTTGTTTTTTCTGTGGCTTTGCAGGTCGATGACATCTCTAAGACGGTGGGTCATTTTGACCCGCCCACAGGTTGGGTCATTTGACCCACCGTTTACGCGGATGGCCTCTTTCTTGAGACCGCACAGCAGGCAAAGGCGGGCAATATTGAGCCGATACTCTGTAGCGTTGCCCCTCAGCCCGTGAAGGTTAGCTACTGCCTCGATGGCACCGTAATGCCTCAACATGCCAAGGCACCGCTTGACGGTTGCCACGGAAACCTTGGCCCGCTTTGCGATCTTTTCCCTTCCCGGGTGAATGACGTCTGCTTTGCGTCTGTGGTGCAGCCAGTGGCCTGCGAAGGCCAGAACGACATCGCGCTCACTTTTCGTGAACGGACCCCGCCTGATCATTGCGCGAACCTCGCGCCGATACTTGGCCTCGGCTGTATCTGTGTAAGTTTCAGTCATGGCATCACCGCCATGCGTTCTCTGAATGTGCTGGTTGAAAGAACCGACAGAATCGGTATATTGCCTTTAACGGGCATGGTCACACCTCTTATCCAGGTTGATATGTCAAGGACCGTGCGGGCGCTGGTAACGCCTTCGCGGTCCGTTCTATTTTGGCCGCATCGCCATGAAATTGCAAGCGTTTTCAACTGATAACGCCCCGCACTTCAACGATAACCGCCCCGTCCTTGCACCTGTCGCCAAAGCGATACGACACTGACAAATCGCGGTCGTTCACCCTCAGCGCGTCCGCAATGCCGTCTTGGCCCGCCTTAAACGCGGCGATGCAATTATCCCTATCTGGCATTGGCCCAAGCGGTTTTGGGCAGAACGTCACCACGACCA